ACCAATGCTTTCAGAAATTAAATCAGCAGAGTAACTTAAATCAACTGGTCTACCATTACTATCAACCATGTCATATCCCTCAACATAGTTGCCATACATGAGTCTATTGCCCATAATGGTTTGTGCTTTTGCAAGTAGAGGGACATTGTCATATAGCCTAAGTAGTTCTGACTCAGGTAGTATTGTAAATATTTTACTATTTGTAAATGTGTAAGTCCTGTATGTGTTGTCAACTATTCCAAGGTCAGCCTTGTTTAGCTTCTCAATAACTTTAATAACATTTGAAGTTGTCTCTTTGAACAACAAGTCAATCCCTTTTACCAATGGCCCACCAGTATTGTATGTTATTTCAGCCGTATTGTAAAGGTTAACCATTCCCTCATTAAGGTAGCTATTGATGCTAAAGTCAAAAGGATTTGGTTGGAATGCTGGAGCTGACCATTGAGATATTGCGGAGTACTCCCCACCCTCATACTGGTATCTATAAGCAAAGCAAATAAAACGATCCTCAAGAAAGTTCTCTTGCTGTCCAGTATTTAACAACTGAACAGTTGGTGCCTCTACTGGTGGCTTCTTTATAACAAGCAAAGACTCAGCACTAAACTGATCAATGTTACTAACAGGAACAGCATAGCTTTTAAATCTATCTATTACTCTAGGTGGATTATAATCATCAGTGAAAAAAAGAAAATTGTCTATGATGTCTACACCAGTAATAAGATACTTAGGATCAAAGTTTAATGTGGTATCTACACCACCTCCGTCATTAATACTTACAACATGATAGGTAAGGATATTTGTGTAAACATTGAATGATACAATCATATCAAGCTTACCTGTTGCACCTACAGCAAAGTTTGGGTCATGAACAAACCAATAGATGGTTTCATTCATACTATCCGTAATTGTACCTATGCATTTGGCAGATGAACTAAGAGCAGTCCCATTGATATACTTTAACTCAGTAATCTTTGAGTTACCTTTACTGTTCTCTATTACACCAATCTCAGCATTTTCAGTAGAACCCATACGGACGTTAAGAGCATCAACATACTCTCCGTCAGGAATAAGTCGTTCATCAACGACTTTATTCATTCTTCCAGATATGAAATTCCTAGTTATATTAGCCATATTACTTCAACCACTTGTCCATGCCACGAAGGTTCATGAGCAACCTGCCTGGGTGAATGTTACTGATTCTTATCTTAGCATTTCTTAACAGAGCAGACTTCTCTCTTCTAGCTCTAGCAACAATGTATTCCTGTACACCCAACTTGGCATTCAGTATTTCGTATTGAATGTACGCATAAATATACTTTTCAAATAATTTATTGACACTTACTTTTGAGTCATCCCCATTTTCCATACCATCTGATATGTACTCAAGTATAACTGACTGACCGTACATGTCTGAGTTAAAGTTAATTACACCAGACTTCTTGTCAATATTAAATGTAGGATTGAAGTTAGCAGTCTCAGTATTTAAACCATAACGCTCACCTAATCCATACTCAAAGTACCAGTTCCCATCACCCAAGTCCCATCCATATTCACCATTGTAACGGCTATCTGGGTTTAGATATATACTCTTCTTTGTTCCTTCAAGTCTCTGCAAATCAATCTGAGAAAACTCTGGTGACAATGCATTACCATTCTGATCAAATAAAATCTTTCCTGTCTGGTCCTGCAAGTATGCAAGAGAAGATAACACCTGTATGTTCTCAGTTAGTGGTCTCAAGTAACCATCCTTATAAAGGTTTACTCTAACCCAGTTAACGTAATCAGATGGCAATATAAATCTAAGTGTATCATCCACAGTTAGTTCTAATACCTTTATCTCTTTAAATGCATCGTAGTTCAATTCCTGAATAGCTCTCTTTGCATGGAATAGAATCTTATACCTCTCCTCATTGTTAACCAAAGAATGGTTACCTGAATACATAAGGATAAAGTTATTCACAATATCCTGAAGACTTACATACTGGTAAGATCCCCAGTTAGCATTTGCAGGCTGATTGCCTCCATTTTCATAGTACTGATACTGACTGATATATGCCATGATTATTCAGATTGTTTTTGTTCTTCAGCAGCAGCAAACTGAGCAACTTGAATTTCACGAATAGACACACCTGCATACTGTAAAATCTTTGATACTAGTTTGTACTCATCTTCAATTGGTACTTCAAAGTCCTGATAATCAGGTTGTGACTGATCAAATACAGGCTCTCCATTTGTTAGTGTAACATAAGTCCACTTTGGATCAAGAGGATACCTAAAGTAATTGGCATCCACCTCATTAGCTAAATTTATAGTTGATGGATACACAGTCAAAATATTTCCATCTTGAGTATAAGCAGGGTATGTTTCGGTAGGGGCAGTTAGATTAGAATTTGCTAACATAGTAATCCTACTGTGTGTAACCTTCTCTGCCTCTCCTTTAAATACTCTTGGAGATACTGATGCATTATAACAGAGTACTTTAACAATCATAAAAAAGTCATACCCAGTTGTTGCAAGTGATGGTAAATAAAATCTATTTGCTCCAGGAGCTACCTGAGTAAGAGTAGATGTAATAGAAAATACTTCCATCGCCTCTTCTGTAGCCTTCTTTAAATCAGCATAATCTGTACCAGATATACGAGCATTCTCTTTATTTACTAGGTTATTATACTGTGAGAAATACTCTTCAAATATCTCTAGCTGCGCCTGCTTGGCAAACAGGTTGAAATCAGAAGGAGAGATGTATCCGTAATTGTTCTTGTTGAGAATTGCCAATACGGTATTTCTTACGGAGTTTATCATTGTAAGTCTTTTTACAAATATAAACAAAAAAAAGAGGGTGTTATTACACCCCCATTTTTAATCATCTATCTATGAAAAGTCAAATAACATTACAAATCTAAGTTATTTTCTAATACTTTCAAAACTTCAACTCCATCATCTGTCTTGAAAAATTCAGCAACAGTAAAGTATGGGTCTTGTCCAAATGGAATAGTAAGCAATTTACGCTTAGTGGAAGGTAGGTTCAACCAAACTTCTTTCTGTCCATTTCTAAATGAAAGTAATTTTTGTTCAAAGAATACGTACACATCTGACTGAAGTCTAAGTGATGGATCAGAAAGAGCATTCATAAATCCTTTTGGATCTCTCTTTGCATAAATCAACATATCACGCTTCAACTCAGCAGTAGTAAATCTATTAGGGTCCTTACCGAAGATAACTCTTGATAATGTCTCTAGTTGATCTATTGAAAGCTTACGTGCTTCTACTAGTGCATCCACTTCAGAAGTAAGTCTTTCTACTTCCTTATTGGCATCCTTCTCATGGTCTACCTCAATAAATGATTTACCATTTAATGGATGGTAGTGAAGAAACTGCTGTAGTACTGGATTGTTCTTTGGAACTCTTAAGAACCCATTCTCAAAAATGATTGGTTCTAAAATTGCATTGCCATCTTGTTCGTCTTCGAATGGAGACTTTTGATTGATAGCATACCTCAATGGTCTGTTAACATTTTTTTCTTCATCAAAATAAAGAAGAGCATATCTTCTTGTATTTCTTGATGGTAGTGTGAAAGATAAAGGAGCAGACTCTCCTTTTAACTTATAAACTTTGTCGGAATTTGTTGATGTCTTTTTCATTTGATTAAATTTAAAATGTAGGGAGCCAAAACCGACTCCCTTTAATTAATTACTATTATTACCTGTAAGCAGCGCAGCTTTTACCTCCACCACCTCTAGAGCCTCTGCCCATACCTCTATATGAAGAATTAGCTATTCTTTTTCTAGAAGCCATTTCAATAGAAGTTTTAGTTTTAGCTATTGCTTTACCAACAGCAGAAGGACCTTTCTTCTTTGCTGGAGCTGCTGCTGCTTTTACATCCTTTCCTACAGGAACAGGCCCAATAATACCCTGTTGTCGAGTATAACTTGGTGCTACAGGACCAGTCCCCATTGTAACCGTTTTTGTTGGGTTCTTAGTATGCTCCGCATTTCTAAGTAAACCCAACTTGTATCCAGGCGCAGCAGTCATTTGCCCTGCTTTAGATAAAACTTTTAATGGTTTTGAAGCCTCTTTCTTTTTTCCTTTACCAGGACCAAACATGATTGCCATTGCTTTATTTGTTTAAATGT